CTTGCTATGTACCTTGCGGAATTTTGCTAAACTCATTTATTTCTCCTTATGATAATCAGAGTTTACGTCTACCCATAAGCGTGTCAACAAAGAGTTGCTCAAACTGCTCTTGCGGTGAGAGATCCTCTTTTTCAACTGAATCAGAGTCTATTGTGACAACATTCTCTTCAGCTGTAACTTCAGCTTCAGACATTACCTCTGGCAAAGAAGGAGCCGAAGATCTTACGGCGGGAGTCTTAGCTAAATCCCTAAGACTATCGGCCAATGAAGAAGCTGTGCGTGATGAATGCTCACCAATCAGCGACTCACGATCCTCAACATTTTCAATACCTAAGGCAATTTTTGTGTCAACAACTCTTTCAACGAGAGTCATGTGTAACGCGCCCTTAAGTTTTTCATTCTCGGATTTTACGGTCGAGAACTGATCTTCAAGAAGGGCTACCTGAGCCTTTAACTGCTCAACATCCTGCTCATCACTACTTTCGTTTGTGGTGAGATCGCTGTCTTGAGCAGCTTCCTCTTGAACTTCATCATCTTCAACCTGAACAGTATCAGATGATGCTTCTTCTGGCTCTTCAGCATTTTCGGAATCTACATCTTGTACATCCGCCTCTTCTGAATCGTCAGTAGAACCTTCCTTAGCCTCTTCCACTTCTTCCACCTCTTCGGTAGCAGCTTGGGGCTCTTCTTCAGATGCTTCCTCAGAAACTTCAGGATCTGCCTCAACAGCTTCCTCTTCTGACTCTTCCATCTCAGCTTGAGCATCATCAGACTCTTCCACGGTTTCCTGTTCGGAAGTGGAAGATGTGATGCTAGACAAATCTTCGCTGAGACCAGTAGCCACAGCTAGGATGTCCTCTTCTTTGGTAACATCATCCATTATAGAATTCTCCTCAGATTTTGCTTTTTCGGAATCTTCATAAGATAGTAATGAATCATCCCTATTAATATCACTTTCCATCTCTTGAGCAGCTAATGCTGTTAGAAAAGCGCCCTTTAGTTGCAAATAAGCTGGTCGTGACTCTTTCTTTTTCATTCCTTTTAATATTGACTCATTCTCTTGAACAGAGACTATATCTTCGGTATCCATAGAAAGTACGAAGGCAGCGCTTTTAGCTACCCAATTTTCCGAATCAGCGACTGGCGCAGAACCATCTTTTACGGTTGTGCTTCTAACACCCGACTTCTGATCTGCTGGCTGATTAACAAAAGAGTATTCCTTAAATGATATGTCCTGCATATCAATATAGGCTAACTTACCCTTGTAAACCTTGCCTCTTTTATATTTAGGTAGACGTGGTCTACCGGAATCTGTTTCTTGAGCTAGATCCTCACCACTGATGCTGCACACTGCCTTCCCAGCTCTACCACCGACAGATCCCGTAAGATACCTTTTGTCCATAACTTTTTGAGCGGCAACGGGGTCAGTTATAGCTATTTGAAGTCTAACAAAACTAGACCCATCTTCTTCCTTATCCATTTTAGCTGCCATGACTCTACCAATTGGCTCAGTGTTTAGGTCATGATTGAGTATTATTGGCTTAGGGTAGGGAGAAACCCATGACTCTAAAGCTGACTCTAAAGCTTCTGCCGAATAATGATTATAATTAGCGGTCAAACCCTCATGAATAGCAGCAACTTCAATAATAAGCCCGTGCTTTGAGTTGAATGATTCAGAAAAATCTATATCTGAATCCTTAAAGTTAGGAAGTTGAACAGTAAAACTTTCAACAAAATCTATTGACATACTACGCACCTTTTAGTTTTAAACTACACTTATAGTAAATTTCTTTTTATAACATTGAACAAATTTATACAAATTTATATTGATTCCAGAACTTTGCCTCTAGTATCCCCATTTTTTGATATATCTTCCAATGCAAGCTCAGACATAACGTGAACTGAGTATATGTATGAGGCAGAGTAAAGAGAGTAACCTTTTTGCCTACATGAGAGTGACCAGCCGACATCTTCCCCTTGCCTATGGACAGAGTAATCAACATTTTCGTAAACACTTCTGCTCATCATCTTTGCAGCCATGATCACATCAGATTTAAAATAGCTACCAAGTGGATATTGAGATTCCCTATATGCCCTGTTGGGTTCATCCTTCTTCCAGCTCATAACGCTAGGGTAGTCTGTTCCAACTGGAGTCATAAACATTAAGGGACTAACCGCATCAGCTCCATCATCTATATGAGAAGTCAGTAATCTTATCGTATTCGGGTTAGTTAGAATAATATCGGAATCAAGACTAAAATAATAATCTGGAGATATTTCTCTAACTTTGGATAGAATAGAATTTCTTAAGGAAACCATATTCTCATACTTAGATAGGGTCCACTGTCTTCCATTGTCTTTATGGGCAAAATGAGATATATCATTTCTTACATCAATATCAAAAAGCCCCAAACTATTATCAGCTTTTCTCCACTGTTCTAAGATAGATACCGTAGCTTCGTCATCGGGTGACACTTCAAAGATAAAGCCAACATCTTTAAAGTTCAGACCTTGTGACTTAACATACCTTATCCACAATGGAAGAATCCAATCTCTTTTATAGACCGGACAACCTATTACCAGCTTCACTCTTTTTCTTCAGCCTCTTCTTCATTTTTCTGAGTGGTTTTAGCTGCGACTTGCTTCTTAGCTGTCGTTTTTACAGGTTCTTTTTGCTCAACTTGTTGCACTGCCTCTTTAGCAGTTATCACATCGTCGCTACTAGCATCATCAGATAGATTGGCAATATAGTCAACAATGTCAACCATCATCTCAAGAGCAAGTCTTGCTTGCCCATTTCCAACAGCCCTTTTAAAAGCTTCACACGCATCATCTGTCCTTGCATAGGACTTGTGTGCTTCATTCGTTAACTTGATTTTCATTATGATTCACTTTCCTTACTTGTATCATCAACATATACTATATTATACTCTTCATCCAATAAACTTTCAACAGCATTTAAAAGATTACTATTTGCTCTTTTTATATCTGGAGAAGTCTTCCTACCTTGTTGATTAGCAGGACGGACCGCATTGCCTACCCCTCTTCTATTGTTTGGAAGATTTCTTTGACCGGAACTAGCTGATTGCTGCTTATCTCCATCTCTTTGAACATCTGTACCAGATTTCATAGACATCTGAGCTTTTTGAATCTTCATTTGAGTATCTGCTTGCAGGTTATGGAACAACTCATCCATATCAGCTTCTGGATCAACACCAAGTTGAGTTCTTGCTTCAGACAATGTTATCACAGAATTTACATACTTTTGTATAACATGTGTTTCTTTTTTAACCTGAGTATCAACATCTATTTCATTAAATTTAAAATAGCACCTATCTGACGTTCCATCACTGTACGGTGTAGCTATCGGATCAAAGCCACCCTCTAAGAGAAGTTCATTGAATATATGAACTCTAACTATCTCTGCAAATATCTTCTGATATTGCTTAACCTTATCGTAAAGGGCAGTATCAAGTCTTTCGGTGACTGATCTATTTCCACCATTCATCATCATGCCTAAGTGATGAGGCGCAACACCAAGTCCAACTGCAACTCTTTCTTTAAAATGATCTATATAGGCACTAGCATCCAGTGCTTTATTATTGGAGCCAACAATATCTATATCATGACGATGCGGAAGTATTAAACCACCCTCTGTTCTCATACTTTCAATCTCGGCGGCTGCTTTTAATATCTCATCTGGTTCTGCCGGCTGTTCAGGGGTTCCAATTCTATATTTATAAAGAGGAAATAACTCCCTATGTACAAGGTTCTGTATATCCTCCTCCATCTGCCTAAGTGCAACGACATCATCTAGCACATTAGATAAAAATGGAGTACCAAAAGCCCTACCAGGCTTTTTATCAAAGTGTAAGTGAATTACCCTATCTGCTGCCCAAACCGGATCTTTTTCCGTTGGCGCATAAGTCAAGGGATCGGTTTGCTGCTGATAAGACTTTGGTTTATTAAATCTATCTCTAAGTATCCTTACTTGCTCAGTTGGTATTAAGTAGTATCCAACTAAGGTATCTGAAGCGTTTATTGGAGATATGTTTGAAGGAAAATATCCAGTTAGATCACCTCTTGCTTTGACTACGAAAGCGTTAGCAAATTTTAAAAGCTGATCAGAAACCTCTATAAGAAATTCAAGAAACGGTCTTTTCATAGCCATTTCCATAAAATCTATTCTCTGATAAAGATATTCAACTGCTTGTGGATTTTCCCCAACTATCTGCCAACCCTCTTTCCAGAAAAGCTCCTTATACTTGGTCATGGCCTGCTTAACATAAGAATCTGTGTCAACAGCCTGTATAATCCTATCAAAATTATAGGGAGAAGGCTCAAAATTGGTTCGATTATTATAGTAGTACGTAGTACCCTGGTACCCGAGAGCTAGAGCTGCTACCTTCATTATCTTGTTAACTGATTTTATTTGATCATCAGTTAAAGTCGTAGCCTCTAAGGGTAGAATTGATTTTGTATCTAGTTGCCTGAATGGCAGGTAGTCACGTACGGCCATTTAAATCTCCAAAAATAGAACTAGGTATAATAGTAGTTATTTTTTATACCTTTGTAACTTACGCCTGCTCAGTTAGATTATTGTTTTCAAACGTGTTCTTTATAATTAAGTTCTTAACTGACTCTAACCAGAAAACTGTTTCGCCTTCTGGAAAATCACTTCTGTACGATAAATTTGCGTTTGAAATATTTATTTCAATTGAAAACTCTGTTTTAACCTCAGGGGCATCAAGTGTTTCAATTGCTTCTACTTCTTTACTACCTGACATTATAACCTCACTCAAAATCTTCTTTTGCCTGTTTCTTATTATTACCAGATGCTGAAGTTGCTGCGGAAGCGGCCTCTAACGATTCCAGCTTAATTTTTAATTGACGAATAGTTGTATCTTTAACAACTATGTCTGTCATTAACGAACTTATTTTCTCATTAAAAACTTGAATCAATATATTAACATCAATATCTTCCATGCGCACCTCTCTAGTAGCTAAAGAATAATATCACATAGATTCAAGCTGTGCAACTCTTTTGCGCAGGCTTTTTATTTCAGTAACACATAATGCTATCATATCTGGCCAACGCCAACCATTTGGATTGAAGTCGGCGTCATATGTAGCAAGTTTTCCATCAAATATATCTGCTATTTCTTCTGCTATAAAACCATGTTGGATATCTGCTAATCTAAAGTTTCTTTCTTCCAAGGTTTCGGAATCAGGGTCTAAAGATCTAGCAGCAAATCTGACCGGCCTTACATCGTCAAAAAAACTACTAACATCTGAAATAGTTTCTATATTCTCTTTAAGATCTCTATTGGACGAATATTCTGTTAAAAATCCAGAAGAACTTCTGAGCAAAAATCTATAGCCAGAGCTACTGGTAGTCGATGGAGCTTCTATGAAAACCCTAGGATTAGAGCCACTCTGAGATATAGCTGCTAGAACCTCTGTTCCG